CGTTACCGCGTGAAGTGGTATGTCGGCACCGCGCTGAAGTCCACTCTGTCGCTGGCTCGCCTGTCCGGCCTGACCAACGTCTGAGTTGAATACCAGTCAATTCTGACTTATAGTGAGGGCGGGAGCGATCCCGCCCTTTTGCTTTGAGTGGTGAGATGACAAAACAAATCGAAATTTATGGCCACAATGGCTGCGCCTGGTGCGAGCGAGCTAGGGCGCTGGCGACGCGATTCAAGCAGCCGTTCGTATATTATAACTATACGAACGATCCAGCCATACTTGCCGAACTGCTGCTACGCGGCAATAAGGCCGGCGTCGAGGTTAGAACCGTGCCGCAGATTTTCATCGGCGACATTTTACTTGGCGGTTACGAAGACTTCGCTAAGGCGATAGAAAACGGCGAGATCGCGAATTTTCTATCTGGAGAAGTGTAATGGGTTTTCGCAGAATTCGGATCACGCAGCCGACTTGGCTCGGTTTCACCGGTCACATGGCGTCGGTTGAGTTCGTCGATGGCGTTTCGACCACCTTCGTGCCGCAAAATATCTACGATCGCATCGCCGCGGAGCTTTCGATTGTCGATGATCGCAGCGAGGAAATTCTCGGCGTGCAGACGCGCATGATCAGCGCCAGGCTGAAGACGCTGAATGTGCTTCCCGACACGGCGCGCGCGCCGGTGGTCACGCCGGAGGTTGTAGTCGAATTCGTGCCGCCGCCGCCGGTGCTTACGCCGAAGTGGACCAAGGAGACGCTCGAAGCGCTGGCCGACAAGACCGGCATCAAGGGTCTGCGCGAGATCGGCGACCCGCTTTCCGCCAAGGGTCGCGCTATTCCCGAACTGATCGAGGCGATTCTACGTGCTCAGAATGAGGTGGTCGCGCGTCGCGAAGGCCAACTGGCTCGATTGAGCGAAGGCTAAGTCATGATCACCTATCCAGCAGGCACGGCGATTAATCTGTCGATTGCGCTGCCGAACGACAGCACGGGCACGCCCGTCGTGCCGCTGGGCATCAACTGGACGCTGACCGACGAGGCTAACCGGCTGGTGATTCAGACGACGGCGGTCGAGGGTCCATTCATATCGCCGATCATTATTCCGATCGCCGCGGCGTCGAACGCGCTGCGTCAGGACATCTATGTCGGGCTCAGTCCCAATCTGTCCAATCAGACTGTCGGCGCGCGCGTGTTGGAGATGGTGATCGCAACCGCCAACGGCGCCTATATCGTCAGATCGACCTATCTGCTGCAAGACACCGGCAATGACGCTCTCCAGCTGCTGGTGAATTCGTTTCAATCGCTGGTGCAGGCCGAGCTTAACGCGGTCAGCATTCCCGGCATCGCGCCCGTCTGGAACGTCACCAGCGACGCCGATAAAGTCGCGGCGATGACCGAAGCCTATTTTCGCATGATCAAGTTCGGCTTTTACGTGCGCTGGCCGCGCGATCCCGACGCTCAGAACATCGTCACCTGGTTCAATGATCGCAACGAGGTGATCGTGCCGCGGCTTTGGTATGTCATGACTATTGACCGGTTCCTGAACTGGTATCCGGAGGATTTTCGTGTCGCGCTGCGTCGCGCCCAGATCATTGAGGCCGTGCATATTCTGGCGCCGAACAAAATTCTGGAGATGCGTCTCGCCGGCGTCACAGCGACCGGTGTTGGCGAGACACGCACGACGTTCTCCAATGTGCGGCCGCTCGATATTGGGCTGTCGCGCGCGACGCTGAAGGTGCTGGCGAATTACATCGACCCCCGCTTCACCACAACTCGCAGCTAAGGAGGCGTCAATGCTGATTCCAAATCAGGTCGGCGTCTGGATGCAGCTGACGGGCTACAATCTATACGGTGAGCCAATATGGGGACCGTCAACGGATGTGCCGTGCTCGATCGTCAGTATGAAGCCGAAGTTGGCGAAGACGCCCATTCGTTCCGAAGCATCCGCCTCGCACTCGGCGTCTGACGAAGAAGATTCGTTGGCGACGATCCTAGTGTCGGCGTCGGCCCCGGTTGGCATCGGCGATCGATTCGAGGTCGTTGGCGAGGATTTTCGCTTTATCACGGTGCAGCAGCGCTTCGATATTCTCGGCGATCTCGATCATTATCAGTGCGAGTGCGAAGCCTGGTTCCTATTGGAGCCCGCTCCATAATGCGCGTGAGAAGCAAGATCACCGGCTTCGAGGAGATTTCTATCGGGCTGCGTCATATCGCCGATAAGGTGAAGGATGGCGCGCGTAAGCAGATGCACCGTTCGGCCGATAAGATCGTCAAGGAGGCGCAGCTCAACGCCCCTTTCGACACCGGCGCGCTTGAAAAATCCATTCACAAGGAAATCTCATACGAGACTAGAGGTCGGCTGCGCATCACCATCGTAGCCGGCGGTGAAGTCGATGGCGTTGATGTAGACGCTTATGTCGTGATGATCCATGAACATTATGACGATATGCGTCCCGGCGAGGGCACGCGGCTAAAGATGCAAGCGAATCCCGGTCGTCTGATCGGTGATCACTTTCTGACACGCGCCTATGATGCTCAGGAAAACAAGCTGCAAAAGGCGATGATCGGTATGGTGTCGTTGCTTGGTAACGTCAAGGTCGGCACGTCGCTTCCAAATATCGATGTGGAAACGGGTGAAGAATGAATCTTTGCATTATAGCCGATATGATCGTCAACGCTGGGCTTGGCGTCCTCGGCACCAGCCTATTCATCGATCACATGCCGGAGACATGCGAGGTCGGCGTGATGATCCGTAATCCGCTCCAAGGCAACCCGATCAATCATTATATTCCAGGCTATGAGAAATGGCAGTTTCAGATCATTGTGCGGGATCGCACGCATGTCGGCGGGGAGACGCGCTCGAACGCCATCAGCAAGCTGCTGTATTTTGGTAATATGAATTTCACTCAGGCCGACGGCAGCAATCTGCTTATAAATTTCTGTCGCCCGCGCACCAAGCCGGTGACTTATCCGCGTCTGCCGAACAATCTGATTGAATGGTCCACGATGTTTGAGGTCAATTCGGCCGAATAGGCTTTGACCTTATTACGGTCAAGCTGTAGAATAGATCAGTTCTGAATTATCTGTCGCTGAAGGAAGCTGTTCCATGTCCGATACAAGAAATATTAAAATCGGCGCGTGCCGCGTCTTCTTTGGCGGCGTCGATCTCGGTTTCACCCAGGGTGGCGTCGAGGTGTCCGTGACGACCGAGACCCACAAGATCATGGTCGATCAGTTCGGCAAGACCATCGTCGATGAAATTATTCTGTCGCGAAACATCGACGCCAAGGTGCCGTTGGCCGAAACGACCATCGAAAATCTGGTCAACATCATGCCGGGCGCCGTGCTGTCGCAGACCGGCGCGACCTATGCCTCGGGCAACATCACCTATACGGCCGTTCCGGTCACTGGCACCGGCACTGTCACGGTCAATGGCATCGTGTTCACCGCCATGACATTGCCCACCGCGCCCAATCAATTCGCCATCGGCGCCAATATCGCCGCGACGGCGGCGAATTTGGCCGCGACGCTCGAAGCATATGATGATCCGGCGATCAACGTCGCCAGCTATGTCGCCACCGCTGGCGTCGTCGCCGTCACTTATGATCAGGCCGGTGGTCCCGATTCGGCTTACGTCGTCGCGGCGGGTAACGCCTTCACGCTCGCCGTCTCCGGCACGGGCGTCACTGTCTCTGGCGCAACTCTGTCGGGCGGCGTCGGCGCGACCTCGCGCACCGTCACCGTGCCGACCGCCGTCAACACCTCGTTGCTGGCCTTGGCGCAGGAGCTGGTTCTGCATCCGCAGATTCTTCCGTCCAGCGATCACAGCCAGGATTTGGTGATTCCGCTCGCCAACACCGCCGGCGCGATGCAGTTCGCCTATCAGGTCGAGAAGGAGCGTATCTTCAACGTCTCCTTCAACGGTTATCCGAACGCGACGACTGGCGAGCTGTTTTCTTACGGCGGTCAGTAATCGCTTGCATCGTCTCTTGAATAAGTCAATACTGACTGGCGCCCACTGGGCGCCAGTTTCAATTTAGGACACGCAACAACATGACAACCCAAGAAACCAAGACGCAATTTCTCGATCTCGACGCTCTGCTGCCGGCGGTCGAAGTGACCGTGAAGCTGGGCGGTAAATCGCACAAGCTGAAGCAGCTTTCGGTGCAGGATTTCGTCGCCAACACCGCCGATCAGCAAAAGCTGGGCGAGGCCAGCACTCTCGCGGCCGAGGTAGAGACGGTCGTGCGAATGCTGCATCGCGCATTTCCGAGCATCACGGTCGAAATGTTCAACGAACTCGAACTCGCCAAGCTCTACAAGCTGCTGTCGTTCGCGCTCGAACAGAACGGCAGCGACAAGGCCGGCAAGGAAGTCGCCGCGGAGGCGAAGTCAGACGACGCAAACCCTCAGACGGCGGCGTAGTTAAAGCCATCGATTTCGGCTTTATCTTCACCCGCTTCTGTCGGTTTTATTCCTACAGTCACCAGAGAGTTTTAGCGATGCCGCTAAAACTTTTCTGGATGATGCACAAGAGCATCGATCGGCTCACGGCCGAGGAAGATATGCGATTGGCGATGACGCTCATTTCATCGGAGAGCGGCGAAGGTTTTTCGTCACTGATGGAAAATTTGCGCAAGCAAATGGGTAAGGTCGTCGTCATCGATGAAGTTAAAACGGCGTTGTTGGAAAAGCACGACCGGGCAGGGATGTTGTCTATCGCGGCGCTCGGTAAAGGCGCATGTCTCGGAAAGGCTTTGAAAAGTGTCAATTAAGGTTGAACTAGAACTCGACTCCGGTGATTTTGAATCCGGTGTTGTTCGCGCGAGCACCACGCTGGCTCAACTTAACACGGCAGCGAGCGGCACTGTCGTTAGCATTAATCGCCTGGAAGACAACTCCAAGTCGTTTCTATCGACGCTGCGCGACGTGACGACGGTGCTAGGACTCGCCGGCGCCGCCATTCACAATGTTCATGCGGTGACGACGGGCTGGGTTGGCGAGATTATTCATCTCAACGCTGAAGTTCAGAAGATGACCGCGACGTTGCGGGCGATGTCCACCGCGACCGATCCGATGAAGGAGGCGCTCGGCAGCATCAAGGATTTGCGTAAGGAGGCCAAGGAAACGCCGTTCTCGCTTCAGGCGATGCATCAGGCGTTCGTGCGTATGAAGTCGGGCGGGCTTGATCCCACCGCCGGTTCGATGAGAGCCCTGACCGATGCGGTCGCGGCGTTTGGCGGCACCGATGAGACCTTGAACCGAGCGGCGCTGGCGTTTCAGGAAATGGCCGGCAAAGGCGTCGTGCAGATGAAGGAGCTGCGTAACCAGCTCGGCATGGCTGTGCCCACCGCGATGCCTATGATGGCGCGCGCCTTTGGCGTCACCTATCAGGAGTTGATGTCGGATGTTCACACCGGCACGGTGAAGGCGACCGAGGCGATCGCGGCTCTGCTCGCCGAAATGAATCGCAGCTTCGGCGGTCAGGGTCTGAGGCAGATGGAGACCTTTTATGGTCAAATGAATCGCTTCAAAACCATCATGATGGATTTGTCGCTAATCGCTGGCGGCGAAGGTAAAGTAGGTGGCTTCTTTCAGACCATCGAGACTCAGTTCGCCGATATGAATAACATGCTCGATGGTTCGATCGGTAAGATGCTCGCTGGTCAGATTGGCGATCAGCTCACCGGCGTCGTGCTGTCGATTCGTAAGGTGATCGATGCGGCGATGGAGATGCGCGGCGCGATCGTTAGCGTCGGCACGGCGATGGCTTATGGTCTCGGCGGCACGATGGCGATCAATTCGACGCTCGGGCTGATCACGATGATTAAAGGTATAGGCGCCGAATGGGCGCTTATGGCGGCGAAGATGAGGATCTCCGACGCTAATATTTCGGCGTCTTGGGCGTCTTTAATGCCGGCTATGGCAACTCTGCGCACCGGAATAACGCTTCTCGGCACAGAGCTTAAAATCGCGGGGCGCAGCGTTCAGATATTTTCGTCAAATTTCATGGCGGCGGTCGAGGCGACGCGCGTCGGAATGACGATGATGGTCGCGCAAGGTGCTTTTTCGTTTCGCGCTTTATCCACCGAGATAAACATAGCGGCACTGAGCATTCGGGGATCATGGTCATCGATGGTGACAACTATTTCCGTGCTACCGCAGGCGCTCTCTGCCGTCGGCTCGATCATTGCTGGCGGCATTATGCCCGCAATGCGGTCGCTTCTCGGCATCGGCGCCGGCGTATTCGGTGTGCTCGCAGCCGGCGCTGTCGCCTTCGCCCCCTATTTGCCGCTGATTTTGGGTGGTCTTTATTTAATCAATGACACCTTCGATCTGATGGGTAATAAGGCTAAAGACGCCTGGAAGGATATGGAGGAATATGGCGCCCGTTCCGCGAAGCAGGCGAAGCAGGTTGGCGACGCCTATATTAATGATTTAGAGAAAAAGTTGGTAATGGTCAGAAGTCGGCCGAAAATATTTCGCGCTGATGGCGACCTCGAAGAGATACAGAAACAAATAGATGCCGCCAAGGAGGCGCAGAGCGGTTTCATATTTTCCGGCACTCAGGCGGACGCGGAAAAATCTTCGAAGGCGCTTATTAAGCCGATGCTGGAGGCCGAGCAAACGCTTCGTCTCGCCTATTTGCAAACCGCTGCCGAGCAAAAGAAGCGTCTCGATCAAGAAACCGCGGACACAATCGCTCACGGTCACTCTGTTGAAGAGGTTACGAAGGAAAATCAGCGAGCCGTTCGCGCGACCAATCTAAAACTTTATGACGATCTCATTGCGAATTACACCGCTTATCAGCAGAAGATGCGGGAGATCGCCGGCGATGGGCAGAAATCGACCACCGATCGGCTCGCCGCCGACATAGCAGCTAAGGAAGCACAGCGTCGCATCGATGAAGAAACCGCCCATCGCGCCGAGGAAGCGTCGCGAAAGATGGGTGTGGCGATGCTCCCTAAGGCGATGAAGGATGAGGAGCTTTTTGGTAAGGGAACCAAGTTCCTCGAAAAGCTCAGCGCCGACATCGAGGGTGCCAAGGCCGGCATCATGGGTCTTGATCCGGATGTTGCCAATCTGAAGCGCTCGCTCGCCGATATGAAGTTTGGCGACGAGAATATCGAGCGCTTCAAACAACTCGGCGATCAGATCCTCGCTGCGAAGCAGGAGGCCGACGATCTCAACACGGTGATGAATTCCGGCAAGAAGATCGATCAGAGCCTCGATACGCTTCTAGCCAAGCAGGCCGAGGAGCATTTCGACCTCACGCACCAAAGCATGAGCGATGTCGAAAAGTTGCAGGAGAAGATCAGGTCTGGCTTCTTCGCCGGCTATGGCGAAGCGAGTTCGCCGGTGGCCGCGAAGCTGGTCGAGCTGCGCAAGCAAACGCAGGATGTGTTCATTTCCGCCGAGAAGGTCGGCAATCTTCTAAAGAACGGCGTGTTTGGCGGTGAGGCGATCACCGGCGCGCAGACCTATTACACCGCGATCGATAAGATCGCCTCGGTGTTCGAGCGCATAAAGGGCTCGATCGTTGACGCCAATATCGGTGAAGCCTTCAGCTCGATCGGCAAGCCAGGCACGCCGATGTTCACGCGCCCGAACAGCGGCGCGCAGGGCGACTATTATTCCAATCTCTATGGCGCGGAGTCGAGCAATCGAACCAACGCCGCGGCGACGACCTCCAGCGCGCAGGGTCTCGGTCAGTTCACCGAAGGCACCTGGATGCAGTTCATCAAGACGATGCATGAGGATATGCTGGCGCTGGGCCGTGACGCCGTGCTGGCGAAACGCACCAGCGATCCCGATATGATGAAGGAGGCGACGGGCTGGCTCGCCAATCAGAACGCCGCTCAGTTGCAGAAGAGCGGTGTCGAGCCGACCGATCAGAACGTCTAC